GATATTGGTCGTTATGTCGATCAGCGATACCGCACATTGCGCGATCGGGACCTGCGACCGGGTGGAACAATTCAACGAGCGATAAAGGGGCGCTGATGGCTATCGAAACATTTCAGTGGAGTCCACGCACCAACGCGGCAGCGGATGCAACTTTCCGAATACGTAAAGCGCAGTTCGGGGATGGGTATGCGCAGGTGGCGGGGGATGGAATTAACTTTCGCGCCCAGAATTGGGATCTCAATTTTGTGGGCAGTGAGGCTTATATCGCAGCGATCGCGGCGTTCCTCGATCGGCATGCCGGTAGAACCTCTTTCCAGTGGAAACCGCCGCTATCTCCCTTGGGGCTTTACCGCTGTGAGCAGTACAAGCCGAACGCGCTGGGTGGGGGGAACTACTCGCTTTCCGCTACTTTCATACAGGCATTTCATCCATGATTAACGCAGATATTCAAAAATTAGAGCCGGGCGATAAAGTCCGGCTGTTTGAGGTTGATGGTTCGGCCTTTGGTGCTGATGTGTTGCGGTTTCACAGTTGTACGCTTCCCTACTCAGAAAAGGAGCTTATCGCAGCCGGTGGGGATGAAAACAAGCTGCCCGCGAAATCTATCTGGTGGCAGGGGAATGAGTATGGCCCATGGGCGGTGCAGGTTGAGGGGCTGGAAATGTCCACGGATGGACAGGCCGCACAGCCGACGCTGAGCGTGTCCAATATTGACGGGCTTATCACGGCGTTATGTCTGCGCTTTGATGATATGGCACAGGCCAAAGTGACAATCCATGACACGATGGTTCACTACCTCGATGCTAAGAACTTCCCCGAAGGCAATCCTACCGCCGATCCCGAGCAGGAAAAAAAGCAGGTTTACTATATCGACCGTAAGTCACTCGAAAACGATGAAACTGTTGAGTTTGAGTTGGCGAGCCCCGCTGATTTACGTGGCCTGCAAATACCGACGCGCCAGATCCACTCGCTCTGTACATGGTGCTCACGCGGTTGGTACCGAACGGGCAAAGGGTGTGATTACGCGGGGACGCGCTACTTCGATGAGAATGGGCAGCCGGTTGATGATCCGAGTCAGGATAAATGCGGTGGGTTACTCAGCGATTGTCAAAAGCGCTTTGGTGAAAATAATCCGGTGCCGTTTGGCGGTTTTCCGGGTGCAGCACTGATAAGGCAATAGCATGAGAGAGAAAACGATACAGGCTATCGTGGCCCATGCCGCAGAGGTTTATCCGGCTGAATGCTGTGGCGTGGTGGCGCAGAAATCACGCGTGGAGCGCTACTTTCCCTGCCGTAATATCGCGGAAAATCCCACGGAGCAGTTTCATTTATCTCCAGAGGATTATATTGCAGCAGAAGAATGGGGAACCGTAACGGGGATTGTGCATAGTCACCCCGATGCCACCACGCAGCCAAGTGAGCTGGATAAGGCGCAGTGTGATGCAATGGCAATACCGTGGCATATCGTGAGTTATCCTGAAGGGGACTTACGCACCGTGATGCCGCGTGGGGAATTGCCGCTGGTGGGTCGTGCGTTTGTGCTGGGACATACCGACTGCTGGGGGCTGGTTATGAGCTACTTCCGGCAAACGCATGGCATTGTGCTTAATGATTACCGCGTTGATTATCCATGGTGGGAGTCAGGCCGTGAAAATCTCTATCTTGATAATTGGTATGAATGCGGTTTTCGTGAGTTTAGTGGCCCACCTCAATCGGGCGATATGGTGATAATGCAGGTCTCCGCGCCGGTCGCGAATCATGCCGGTATTCTGCTAGATGATGGGATGCTATTGCATCATATGTACGGCATGTTGAGTCAGCGTGTTCCTTATGGTGGATACTGGAAAGATCGAACTGTGAAGATAGTCAGACATATGAGCCTGATTAACCAATAAAGCTTATGGTACCCTTTGAGCATTAACTAAAGGGATGCTGATATGAAAAAAATGCTTTTAGCTTTAACTATGTTTGGCCTAGTTGGATGTCACACCATGGCTGACTTAAGAGCGCAAAAACCAGAGGCGAGCTTTACATCTAACAAAACTGTTGATGAAATTTCACAGTGTGTTCTTTTCGGATGGCAAGAAATGACAACTAGATACGGTGATGTGACTATTCAGCCATATCATAGTGGGAAGACCGTAATGGTTGGGATTATTGAATTTGCGGATATAACGAATAACGGAAAAATAAGTGAGGTTAAGTATTACTACCAAACTGATTTATTCCAATCTCGGATAGATAGCAGATTAGATGTAATTAAACGGTGTATATGATTTTATCCAACCCGCTACGGCGGGTTTTTTTTATGGGGTATTAAAGTGGCCTTTGTCGAAATTCCTTTGAGAAAGATAGTATTTCATGGCGCGCTAATTAATCGCTTCGGGCGTAGTTTTTCTTATCGTGGAGACTCCGTACCAAAGATGATAAAAGCAGCTAAAAACTTATTAGATGGTTTTGAGGGTTTTTTGCTCGATGCACATAAACGCGGACTTACATTCGCTGTTTTTGTTGGCAATGAAAAGAAGCGAAATATATCTGTGTCTGAGCTGGAAATGACCAAGGGAAAAGAAGACATCCACCTAGTGCCAGTTATTATAGGCAGCAAAAGAAGTGGTTTATTTCAAACTATTTTAGGTGCTGCATTGATAGGTGCTGCATGGTATTTCAGTGGCGGTTTAGCCGCTGCATTTACAGCAAAGGGGGCATTGGGCGGTGCTTTAGCTCTAACAGGCGCATCGATGGCGCTCGGCGGTGTAGTCCAAATGCTATCACCCCAACAAGCTGGTATTCGAATGCGACAAGATCCGGACAACAAACCCAGCTATGCATTTGGCGGCCCTGTTAACAGTACTGCTCAGGGAAATCCTGTTGCTATCGGTTATGGTGAGCGAGAGATCGGCGGGGCAGTTATTTCCGCTGGGATATATACCGAAGACCAGCAATAAACAGATTAACTAAAGGCCGACTTGGCGGCCTATGGAGGCAATATGAATTTATTTGATATCATCGAACAGCTTCCTCTACGGGAAGGTGGGGCTACTCCCTTCAGTAAGAGCCTTGTTCAGCCTTTTGATGGCTTTGAAAATGCTTTCAAACGTGGTATTGAGCGCACTCCAGGTCTCAGAATCTCCATTCCCATATGTATTGAAAACCAGTCTAATTCGGTAACCCTCTCTCTGGTCAGCCGGGAGACTAATGAAATCTGTAGGCGCAATCTGAATATCAATGAAGCTATTGAGGAAGTCGGGCCTTTCTACTTGCAAATAAAACGATGACATTCTCATGATCCAAGTTATCACATCTTTATTGCAGTTGAGTGGATGGTCGCGCAGAAAAAATTCAACTCGACCATCAATTTTATGGGTGTATTTAAATAGTGAGTCAACATTGTTTATAACGCCCTCCCTCATTGCACAGTCATTTGTTTCGAAGGCCGATGCTGAACCATTTATCCATTTGATAAATTCATAAAATGTTTGTACGGCCTTTTGACTTTCATGAGGTTTAAAGTCTTCTAGAACCTCAGTTATCAGTTCAGGATTCTTGATAAAATTTGAATAAAACCCTGCTCTTTCTTCATAAGATGTTTTCTTCCACGGATGAGAGCGCCTGTCATTTTCAGATTCTCTCAATGGGTCAAAGTTTATAAGCATCACAATTCCCTTTCAGAAGTCAATAACTCTCCCCGGTTTGCTTATCTGAACATGCCAATACTCGACCGGGCTGAGCAACCACCTTACCCAAGACAGAGTGTTAATTGAATCCTGATATCTAAACAGTAGCCGTGCCTAGCGGTTTTTTATGGGTGAAATATGATAAACGAGATTAAAGGCCATAAAGGTGGCGGTGGTAGTGGGCATACGCCTGTTGAATCACCCGATAGCATCCAGTCGATGGCCATTGCCAAAATATTGCTCGCGCTGGGTGAGGGAGAATGGGCTGGTGGCCTTGATGGTACCAATATTTTCCTAGATGGAACGCCGCTCACTAATGAGGACGGTAGCTCGAATTTCGAGGGGGTAAGCTGGGAGTTTCGCCCCGGCACCCAATCGCAGGAATATATCAAAGGTGTCCCTGCTGTTGAGAATGAAATCACCATCGGTACCGAACTTAAAAGTTCAGCTCCGTGGGTGCGTGCGGTTAACAATACCCAGCTATCGGCAGTGCGTTTGCGGTTCGGCTGGCCTGCATTACAGCAGCAAAAAGATAATGGTGATGTGAACGGCTATAAAATTGAATACGCTATCGATGTAGCCACGGACGGTGGCGCATATCGTGAGGTGCTTAAATCTGCCGTTGATGGCAAAACGACAACGCTTTATGAGCGCAGCCACCGTATTGACTTACCCACAGCGACAACCGGCTGGCAGTTGCGTGTTCGCCGTCTCACCGCCAACGCTAATAGCGGTCGTATTGCCGACACGATGAATGTTGAGGCTTACACTGAAGTTATCGATGCCAAATTACGCTATCCAAACACAGCGCTGCTCTATGTGGAATTTAACGCCAAGCAGTTTCAAAACATCCCTAAAGTGACATGCCGACCAAAGATGATGATCGTCAGAGTGCCGGATAATTATGATCCGGTCACGCGGCAATATTCTGGTGTCTGGACGGGCGGGTTCAAGTGGGCATGGACTGATAACCCTGCATGGGTGTTCTATGACATCCTGATCTCTGATCGTTACGGTTTAGGCCAACGTATTGACTCCACGCAGGTGGATGAATCGGAGCTTTATCGTATCGCGCAGTATTGTGATCAACTGGTGCCCGATGGTCGTGGCGGTGGAGGAATGGAGCCGCGCTTTAAGTGTGATGTGTACATTCAGTCGCGTGAAGATGCGTGGACCGTTCTGACGGACTTTGCCGCGATATTCCGCGGTATGACCTGTTACGGGCAAAATCAGATTGTGACACTGGCAGATATGCCGCGAGACTTGGACTACACCTATAACCGTACCAATGTTATCAATGGGAAGATTACATACTCAGCCTCGAGCGAACGCACGCGTTACACCACTGCCATGGTGGGATGGTCAGACCCAGCCAATCATTATGCCGATGCGGTCGAGTCAGTGTTCGAAAATGCATTGGTACGCCGTTATGGGGTAAATCAGACCGAGATCACGGCCATTGGTTGTACGCGTCAAAGCGAAGCTAATCGCCGTGGGCGCTGGGCATTATTGAGTAATAGCCAAGATCGAACGGTTGAGTTTTCGGTGGGGCTTGATGGTTTAATCCCGTTTCCGGGGCATATTATTGGCGTTGCCGATCAGATGCTCTCAGGGCGAGTCATGGGAGGCCG